CGTGTGCTGGGCGCGCGGAACCACCGTATCTGCGTATGAATGCGTGAAGCGTACCGGCATGGTGAAGCGTTGAAGCTGAGCGCTGGTGAACAACACGGGATCGTGCCCCGCAGTCTGCGTCGCGTAGGTACCGGTACCCGGGATGCCATACGCTGTTTGAATGGCGGTGGTGTACGATGCGTTGCCGTACATGTTCGCCAAGTTGCTCACGGGGTAGATGCAGTAGAGCCCCTTGATGTTCGGGATCAAATTGTCAGCAACAATCTTGAAGCCGCTCGATCCGCCCATGCTCTGCGCGATCATCAGGACTCTGTTGATCGTGAAGCGTGATGTAACTTGGTTGTAGAGGTTCACATAATGGGTATTGGAGGCGTCGTTGCCCCACAGATTACCTCCAGCTAGCGAAGCGCAGAGGATATGGCCCGCGTTAAGGAGCGCATCTCTGATGCCAGCCTTGAGGCTGTCGGTCTCCCACACGTTGGCGACTTCGCCGGAGCCGTGACAGTATAACACCATGGTCCCTGAGAGGTCCCGCTTTGTCGGGATCAGAATGTCCATGTTGGTGCCCGAGACGGGCTGTTGCCAGCTAGTGTATAGCTGGCCGGACTCATAGATGCCGCGTGTAGTGGTGAACGGGTACGTTGCCGACCGCCATACTTTACGCTCACCGGCAGTCCACTTGGCCTTCGAGAACGTAACGTCGTCGAGGTAGCCAAAGATATTCGAGTTACCGTTGCCATAGGCGCCGATGCCGAGGGCCGCAGTGCCAGCTACGGGCGTCTTGGTCTTGGTAGCTGAGTTGCCGATGCCATTGACTTCGATATTGATTGTGTTCGCGGTCGTATCAACCCAACAGATAACGTCGTACCATTGGTTAGCCGTAGGGGCGCCAAAGGTAGTAGCCGCCAACACCTGCGCGGAGCCTGCCTGCCACAGATTGAACTCAAACAGCCCAGAGGCATTGATTACGACGCCCCATTCAATGGTGGATGTGGAGGTAGAGATACCCTTGGCTGCGATGGTCTTAGGGCCCGTGGTCGTGGTCGGGTAGACCCGAAGGGCCACGGTGAAGTCGATGTTTCCGGTTTGAACTGCGGCGGTGCTGACTGTTCCGAAGTAGTTGCCGGTGGAGATTACAGCGGCGCTACCGTTAATGCCGGTAGTCTGCCCAACGGTTCCTACTTGGGTCAGCGTGAAGCCGCCGACGCTATCAGCGCGGTTTCCGCTCGCCTCGTCCATCGTCCAGAAGCTGGAAATCTTCGCAGCTAGAGAAGCGATATTGGGGTCCACGCTGGCGCCGAGGCCATAGGAAACTCTACGCTTGTTGCGCCCAATTGCCGGTGCGCCCGGAACAAAGATGTTCGTCGGCGCCATTAGAAGTTCTCGACGGCGCAAACCACCTGAGTGCCCGAGGCAACAATGCCATACACGGCATCCGTGGTCTCAAGGGCAACGCTCGCGCCGACGACGCCGGGGAGCAGAAGGCCGTTGTTCACGGTCACGCTGGAGTTGCCAAGGTAGACCGCAGTGGTGCCGGTGTTCTCAATGACAACAGTGTCACGGCCGGAACGCTGAGCAACGATAAGGGTAGCAGTGGCGCCAACAGTTGCCTGCGAGGTGCCGAAGTTGGAATTGAGGTTCTTGCTCACTTAGGGTCTCTCTTGAACCATTTGAAATAGATTTGCGTCCCCACCCAAACGATTGACACGAATAGGAATAGGCTTTGTAGGAACGGATTAATGAGCGGCAGCGCTAGGAAATACTGAGCGAGGCCGACGCCTGCCGTGGCGTTGGTTGCGTGGTCTACCATTACATTGTCTGTGCGCATGTTGGCGCCTCCTCCAAGTAGCACGCGGCGGCCCTGAGGATCGCTGGCGTCGTCTTGGAGTGGACGGTGTGGTTACAAGGTTGGCATAAGATGCCGCGCACCTTGCCTGTCGAATGATCGTGATCGGTGTGCCACCCGCCCTTAGAGCCGGGGTCTGTAGCGCTGCAAATCTTGCAGGCTTTACCTTGAGCGGCGAACATGGTTTCCCATTGTTCTAGTGTGAGGCTGTACCGCTTCAGATTGTACCCGCGCACCTTTTCAGGATTAGCTCGCCGCCACGCTCTGTCTTTGGCTCGCTTCTTCTCAGGATTTGCTGCCCTCAGCGCGCGGGCGCGTTCGTTGATCTTCTCTTTGTTGGCGGCGCGGTATTCGCGCTGATACTCTACACTCGTTTTGCCCATGCGTTCGCCACAGTGGCGACCACAGTAGAAGCGCCAGTCAGAGTAAATACAGATTTGACTATGAGGTCAGCGTAGGCCAACTCTTCGGCAGGGACCTTAAGGACGGTCCAGCCTAGGGCGGGGAACGTAGACACAAAGAAGATAGCTGTGTGATAGCCCAAGACGGGGATGACCCCGAGACCCCACGCTACCCAAAAGACTTTATGAGAATGCATCGAGAGGGCTAGGTCCCTCTGCGCGTTCTGCCTCGCTACTTCAGCTTGGATAACCGCCACATCGATGGTAGCCGCGTTAGCGTTCTGAGCTACAGCGGCGTCCTGCCTTTTCTGTAGGTACGCGAGGAGGCCACTCAGTAAGCCCGGTAGACCTGTGAGTAGACTGAAGAGCCACGTCATTCCGTGGTCTCCTTCCGAGCCTGATAGGCAGACAGGAGGACCGCGAGGGTACGGAAGACCACCTTAGCTAGACCAACCGTAGCTACGATGGCCGGAGCGTACTTGCCGAGGTAGGGGACCGACGACAAGTCAATGGCCCCAAGTTGGTCGCAAGCCTCAGCAAGTCCGCTGAAGACAATAAGCAGGGCGCCCGCCTGAAGGAGCTTAGAACTCTTCAGGGCGTCCAAGATTACATGGAGGTGCATTGTTATCGCTTGAACAGCCGCAGGATGGCGTTGAGGATCGTGAGGAGCGTGTTGAGCAGCGAGGGCTTAGCCGGGGCAGCCGGAGGCGCCGGGGGCGCTGAGGGGCCCTGTGCGGGCGGCGTGCCCATTACGAAATACTTGGACACGTCTAGCTGATAGCCTTTGCTGTAAACCGGGTGATGCGTGGCGCTCACGGGGAAGACGAGGACCTTACCGCTGGACGAATAGGCGCCTTCCTTGAACAGCAGCTTCTCTTTGTTGCGGCGCTCAGTGATTTCAGGCGGCTGGTGGTAAAGGTCGAACGCTTCGCCAATCTGGGCGATGGTGCGGCCATGACAGAGCTTAGCTAGGTTGCCCGGACCAACGTTGTAGCAGAAGGACACGAGCGCATCGAACTGTGCTTGAGTGAGCCGCGTTCCCGCAACCATAAAGGCCACTTCGAGCTTCCGCACCGGGGCCACGTAGGACTCAATGCGGTATTTGAACATGGTGATGGCTTTATCGATGGTGATGGTCCCCATGGTCTGTGGGTCCAACCCATCGGCCTTAGTGATGCCGACACCGATTGTCCAAACACCAACGGAGTCAAGGTAGGGGGAAAGGCAAACGCCTTCGTGGCTCATGATTTCAATGAGCCCTTTGGTTGAGATGTTCATTACTTACAATTCGAATGCGTTGAAGTCTAAGCTGTTTAGGCTGACTGTGTTGCCAGACCCGGTAGCTAGCGTCAGGTCGAACCAATAGGCGGTGCCCGGGGTCAATCCGGTGACAATGGCTGAGATGGCGATACCTTCAGAGAAGCTTGCGCCCGCGACCGTCATAGTCTTGGTTTGGCCAACAGCGGTGCCTGACGCCGCAGTACCATTAGCCGGAGCGGTGCCTGTCCCGTATCGGATGCCATAAGTCCCAGAGGCGACTGCGGGACAAGTCAGCACGCCTGTAAACTCTAGTCGCACGCGGCTACTGTAGGCTGGTGTGATTACACTCGATGCCCCAAGGCCCATCATGACGGTGGTGGCACTTGACGTACCAGCGGGGGAGCCTAGGGACGTTTGGGCCACAGCCCCGCTTAGTATCTTCGCCTGCACATGAGCCGTTGTGGCAATCTTCGTGCTATTGTCGGTAGTGGCCGGAGTCGTGGACGTAGGTGTACCAGTGAGAGCCGGTGACGCCAGCGGAGCCCTTGAGGCATCCGTAGGATGAACGTGGTCTTCACGGGCGTACTTCGTCGCAACACCAACAGCCGCAGTGCCGTCCACGAGAGGCGTAGCCGTGGCAGCCGCAGGGACAACGGGAAGCGCTGCTTGCACAAAGGCCGTGGTGGCTAGCTGTGTCGTGTTGGTGCCCGCAGTAGCCGTAGGGGCCGTAGGAGAGCCAGTGAGAGCTGGGGAAGCCAGAGGCGCCTTGAGGGCCAGCGCCGACGTGGTGGCTGCGGCATCGGCCCGCGAGGTGTCCGTAGGGTGTACGTGGTCCTCATGGGCCCATTTGGTGCTCGTGCCCACAGCCGCTGTGCCGTTAATTAGAGGCGTAGCAGTGCCTGCGGCAGCTTGCACAGGAGCGGCGGCGCCTGCTGCACTCGTGGCGGCATTAGTCGCACTTGTGGCAGCGTTCGCTGCGTCAATGTCCGCTTGGGCCACGAGGGCCTGAATCTGGGACAGAACATCGGCAGCTACAGCTACCGGAATATAGTTGCCGCCGTTGGGATAGAACGAGCTTGGGGCCTGAGCGTTGCCGCTAGCGGGATTGGTGTTGCCGTCGTTCTGCGTGGGGTAGTCGGTGGCGAAGTTGGGCGTGTCGCCGTAGAAAGAGCTATCGGCCATTACCAGCCCATGCCGTCAGACTGAGACCAGTCATTGTTGAACAGGAGCGCGGGGCGCACGGCTGCGTCTGCGGTTAGCTCGTCGCTGTCCGCCATGGCCTGAAGGTTCTGGGTGATCTGGCTATAGCGCTGCTCGAATACCTGGCTGCGGTCGTCGTTGTAGAAGTCAGCCGCTGCGGAGAGTGCGCCATAGACCACAGCATCCCAAGCAACGCGGGAGATGGTGTTGGTGTCCGTGAGGTTCACTAGCGGCGCAAATTCGGCGTAGTAGACAATCTCGACAACAGAGCCAACTTTGGGCTGCGGCCCGAGCACCCAATAACCGCCGCGCCTTGCGAAGACTTTGGGAATGTCGGGCAACTCAGCGCGCGACATAGCTTCCTTTAGCTGCACGCGCTGGAGCGGGTAGTCGATGTAGCCGGTGTTGTCGCTGTCTACGTTGATGTCGATTAGTTCAAGAAGGTCCGAAGGGATCACGAGGCCCAAGGTGGGGTCGAAGGTGTCGGGGATCGTGTAGCGGACAATCTTCTCCATGAAGGGAACGCGAAGCTCGCGCTGCAACCTCATGATCGACTGAGAGATAAAGGTGGTCGCAAGCGCCGGGTTGCCGTTCAAGTCGCTGCGGTTCATTAGCGCGAGAAATTGCGCGGTTAGCTGGCTGAGGTTCACAGCGCTTGCGTCCTAATCAAATACGTTTCTTGGTGGCGATGAACTGGTCAAGCTCGCGTCGCTTCAGCATCGCCATCGTTTCTCGGATGGGCGCCGTCATGACATCGAAGCCATAGTTCGTGAGAAGGTCTTCCACGACAGCGATGGGGATAGACGCGGCCAGATAGAAGTCATTGGCGCGCGTGTTGGTGCTGGCTAACCGTCTGTCAGCCAAGTCAGCCAAAAAGCTGTCTGGAATTTCTTGGGTCGTGTTGACGTAGAGGCTCTTGCCGTCTGCGTCCTGCTCGAAGCTAACCAGCGAATTGATTAGCTGGGGCTCTTCGTAAAAGGTGTCACTGGACATAAAAAAAGTGAGGGGGCCCGCCGTCGCGGGGCACCCCTCGTATCCTCTAGAGTAAGGAAAAGGTCGGCTTAGAAGCCGGTGGTGGCGTTGTCGATCACCATCGCGCTAGCCGCGTAGTTCTTGTGCTTGAGACTAAACTCGCCAACGATCATCTGCTTCTCAGCATCGCCGGTCTTCGCCAGCGTCTGCCGGGTCCACGGGCGCAGGGTGGCCTGCGTCCACATCGACGGTTCGAAGATCAGCGTATTCTTCGCCTTGAGGAAGCGGTTGATTTCCACCTTCTGCTCACCGAACGGCGAAACGTACAGGTTCACCGCGTTGACGATGTTGTTCGACTTCGGGTCGGTGAACGTCCGGTAACGACCGGCCGCCGACGCGAACGCGGCAACGACAATCGAGTTCGACGGAGTAACGTGGATGCGGTCCGGGTCCGCGCCAGCGGTGAAGGCGTTCTGGAGGCCGATCAGCAAGCCCGCTTCGCTGAGGTTGGTGGCGGCGCCCATGTAGTTGATGCTGCCCGCAGCGACCTGCTGCTGCACGCCAGCCATGTTGCGCGCGGTCGAGGACGAACCGGCATTCAGAACCTGAGCGGTGCCGACGAAGGCATTCTCAAGGTCGCGCTTGAGGGCCGCCGAAGTCTTGCTCATCTGGTACGCAAGCTCCTTCGCGCGGCCATAGGCCAGAGACGCCTGCGCGGTCTCGGAGACCTTCACGGCTTCCACGAAGATTTGCGTCTGGTTGTTGCGCATGACCGTGGGGGTCACGGTGATGTCGGACGGGTCAGCACCTTCAACAGCCGCAGCGCCAGTGCCGTTCACAGAGCGCAGCGAGTCTTCCTGCCACTGGAACAGCGGCTGGTGGATTTTCTCGCTGCCGATGCTCGACAGGAACGGGGTCTTGCGGGGAGAGATGTTGGTGATGATGTCGGAGATGTTCTCTTTGAGGCCGACTTCCTGAAAGGTCTGATAGGTAGCCATAGTAAGTAAGTGTCTTTCTGAAACTAAATAGGTAGTGCGAGATTAGTTGTTGTCGCCGCCGAACAACGACATGAAGGCGTCTTGGGCTGCATCCATGGAGCCCCCGGACTTCTTGAGCTTAGCTACAGCCTGTGCTCGGCCGACAGTGCGGGAGGTGTCTTGGCTGGGCTGTGCGGAGATGGTCGAGGACTTCACAATCTTCTTAGGAGCCTTGTTGACCTTCTGCGTCACGACCTTCTGCTGTCCCTTGTGGAACTGCATGGCCATGTGGATCAGTTTGAACGCGGCCGGATCAGCGAGGCTGTTGACCATGTCCTTGTTAGCTCCGACGCTGACAGCGAACTCGCGCATGTCGTTGTAGAGCTTCTGATCCCAACCCTTGATGTAGGTTGGCGACGTTTCGTCAGTGAGCGCTTTGATGCACGCCTTAGCTGCTTCGGCCTGTGTGGCCTGCTGCTGTGACTGCACCTCTTGCATGAAGCCGTCCAGCTGGCTCGTAAGGAACGTCTCGTTCTCAAACGCAGCCCGTGCGGCTTCTTGCAGGGCGCCAACGTCCTCAGCGGATACGGTGGGGTCCTTCATCAAGGCTGCCCAATTCACGTTCCGGTAGGGGTTAGCTGCTTCCTGCGCACGCTTCACCATAACGTCGAGTGCAGCGAGGCTCTTGGCCTGCGCCTGCTCAGCGACTTTGGTGCGCTCAGCGACTTCTTGGGATTTCTTCGTCAGGCTGGCCTCTTGGCCAAACAAACGCTTGAGGTCCTTTACGGCAACCTCGTGCTCTTCCTCACCTACTTTGACCTTGACGTATGTTCCCTCATCGTCGGCGTACTTCTTCTTGTCCGCCTTGGTCTCTTCGGTTTCGCCTTCGGTCTCTTCAGTGTCCTCGGATGACGTTTCCGCGTCCTCGGTTTCACCGTCGTTCTCGTTAGCGTCGGTATCAGCTTCCGTGTCCTCCACGGCTTCCGCCGTTTCGGTCTCGCCCTCTTTGTGCTCCTCTTCGGATGGCTTCTCAGCGTCCAAGAGCTTCAGAAAGGCATTAGTGCCATTGTCGTCAAAATCTTCAGTAACGTCCATAAGGATAGTTAGCTCTGTCAGTCAGTGGGTTGGTTTTCGAGCGCTTGCTGTTTAGCTAGCGTCTCTGCGGCCTCAGCAAATTTGCTCATGAGGCTCGTGAACTCGGTAAAGCCCGAGTAGGCAGCGTGGAGGCCCTCACGTTTCTTGGTCTCGTGGGGCAGGGTGGCGAGCATGTCGGTAGCCATCTGCTGACCGAATAGCTGCATAAGCGCTTGGAAGCGCTCGTCCCCGAGGAGTCCTTTGCAGAACTCCCCGAGGGTCATGATTGTATCGTCGTTCAAGTGTTAGCCTTGCTTGCTTCCGAGGTAGCCAAGCATCCGCTGGATCAGGCCGCCTTGGTCTTGCTGCTGCGCTCTAGCTGCTCCCTGTGGGTCAATGAGCTGCCCTGTAACAGGGTCGCGCATCATCGCCGCGTTGCGCTGGAAGAAGCCCATAGGCTGTTGCAGTGGAGCGCCGCCGACCGAAGTTGGGCCCTGTGCTCCAGCAATGGAGCCGTTAGGGTTCACAGCGGGAGCGGGAGGTTGCTGGGGCTGCGGCGGCCGAGGCGCGGGGGCACCCTGCAGAAAACCGCCGCTTCCAAGAGCTAAGTTAGCTCCTGTTAGCCAGCCAGGTAATCCGCCGCCACTGGAAGGCGCTTGGAATTGCCCGAACCTGTCGGCCACCTGTTGGTTAGGTGTCATCGGGGACGGGGGCTGCATACCGCCGAAGCGGTTAGCCACCTGATCGTTAGGTGTGGGGCCCTGCGGGATAGGCGGGAGCGGGGCGCTGGTGACAGTACCCGCTGGTATCGCTGGGTGCTCTGCGCGGGCTGCCTTGTACGCTGAGGTGAGACCCTGCATGTCGGACAGGCTATTGGAGCCACGCCCGTCGCCAGCTGCGATGACAGCGCCCATGGGCCCGAGCGCAGCTTCGCCGCCTGCGGCCATAGTGCCAGCAAGGCCACGACCGCCGAGCAGGCCGAGCACTCGGCCCATAACGCCCCGCTCAGCCCCGTGAGCTAGCTCGCCTTCAATCAGCGGTCCCATGCGGGTAGCTGGTTTGCCGAAGGTCTCACGCGGCGGGGG